TCCACCATTCAAACAATGAAATTTGAGGGGTGGAAATAGGATCGACCATTAGGTAAAACTTCTAGGAGATTGATCGCTAACACCGTACTGTTATTTAAATGCTGACTCACAAGGTTTCGCATTAGCGGCTTAGGTCGTTAGGGGTTTGCCTGTACCTCGCAACAGAAACAGGCGCTATAAATTATGAATAATTATATACAAATATATAAAAATGCAATAGATGATGAGTATTGTGATGAACTTATTAATAAGTTTGAAATTGAATCTAATAAAGAGACCTACGATCAAGGTCCAATGTCATTTACACAAGTCAATCTCAATCAAAACAAATGGCAAGGCGACATAGAAAGATTAACATCGGTATTCTCAAACTCACTTGAACAATATAAAAGAGATTGTGTCATAACAGATAATATGTGGCCAAAAAGATATGCCTTTGAAGAAATTAGATTAAAGAAATATTTACCTAATGACAAAGATCGTTTTGATCCTCATGTAGATTCTATCAATATTGAATCGGCAAAAAGATTTCTAGTATTTTTTATATATCTACAAGATAATGATAGAGGAGAAACTAACTTTCCTCAACTAGGATTAGCATCCCCTTGTAAAAAAGGTTCTTTGTTAATGTTCCCACCGTTATGGCCTTGGTTACATCAAGGCATGAAACCAATAAATCAACCGAAGTATATAGTAGGCAGTTATTTACACTATACGCTTGACAATTAGCATTGAATGTAGTATAATTAAACATATGTCAGACGCAATATTAACACCTAATAAGTTTGCTTTAATTATAGAAAACATAGTTAAAGATAAAAAAACAAGTTATATAGACGCAATATTAGAGTATTGTAAAGACAATGAGATTGATCCTGCTAATACTAGATCAATGATTAATAAAACACTAAAAGAAAAGATTGCTTACGAAGCACAAAACTTAAATATGTTAAAGGAGAAGGTGGCAAAACTACCATTTTAAATTATGAATAATATAACACAAGTACCTCATGTCAATTTTAGAGTAAGAGAATTAGGCGATTGGGTTGACACAAATACTGATACTTACTTTAAAGGTAAAAAAGTAGTAGTATTTTCTTTACCAGGTGCATTTACACCTACTTGCTCAAATCAACAATTACCAGGATTCGAAAAACAAGCAGATGTTTTTAAAGCACACGGCATAGATGAAATTTATTGTGTATCAGTAAATGATTCTTTTGTTATGAATGCTTGGGCAGCAGATCAAAAATTAGAAAATGTAAAAGTAATACCTGATGGTAACGGTCAATTCACACAAGAAATGGGAATGCTTTGTCAGAAAAGAGATAAGTGTTTCGGTGAAAGATCATGGAGATATGCTATGATTGTAAATGATGGTGTTATTGAACAGATGTTCGTTGAACCAGGTAAGACAGATGACACACCAGAGGATCCTTATGGTGAGTCTTCACCAGAGAACGTATTAAAATACCTACAAGGTCTTAAAGGATAAGAGTGAATGGTTTTGAAGTATATAAAATCTATCTGGCAATCAAGTTACATTTCACTAGTAAGAACCAGAGTTATGACTACCATAAACATCATGGCCGAACAACGGCAAGGATGGAAACATTCACTAAAAGAAGGGATCGGTATTTTTTTCACAAACTTAGCAGAACTTACAGCGATATTGATGTCACTAATTATTTTGTCAGTAATTTTGTTTCTAACACTAATCTTTGGATTGGGGATATCATTGGTAGAGCAGGTGATGATAACTATAAAACGTGGTCAAAAAAAGTAGAGGCGCTACACTATTACTATGAACAAGATATAGATTATATATTAAGTATGATAACAAAGAAATTAAGTTTTGATGATTTGTTTACTTCTAAAAATAAACAACACCCACCTATACTTAAATACTTTCTATCTAAAAAGATAAACTTTGAAACGCTTATTATATTAGATGACATATTAAGATTTTCAAAAAGACTAAACAAGGACATAAGTGAAAAAGTATTGTGGCCTAAATTGTATGATAGAATGATAAGATATAAACCTTTCATGTCATATAATATAACAAAATATAAAATGACATTAAAAAATAAAATAAAGGATATGTAATGGCAAAGATGAGAACATATAAATTCTGGAATGAAGCAGGTGACGAAAAAGAAAAAGAAGAAATGAGTTTGAAGAAGGCAGTAAGGTCTGTTCAAGGCGATTACAAAGATAAATTTATTAGTGTTGAATACACTACTAAAAAAGGTAAACAGATTAGTCAATCTGTAAAAATACCTATGGGTAGAAAGATAAGACAGGCAATAATAACAGAAGCGAAACGATTGGCAGCGAAAGCCAAAAGATTATAAGGAGAAATATGACAGATGACAATTCAGTAGATAAATCTTTTGAGAACGAAGTACCAGCACCAAGTCCTATGGTGCAGATACCATTGAAAGAATACGATAAATTAAAAGAACAACAACACTATATTACAGATAAGTCTTTAATTGATATTATAGATAACATGGAAAGACTATTAAGAGCATTAAGAAAACATATAGTTAGAACGGATATATAATGGCAAGAAAATCAATTGTAGAAGCAACTAGTCAAATCATGGGTCAAAAGGAGATCAATCATTTAGCAGATGATAGAGGGCCAAATGATTTAGAAAAAATTATTGATGAACAAGATAAAACAATTTCTCATTTAAAACATGATAATAAGACACTTGCCAAAGAAGTATCTGACCTAATAGAAGAAAAGAAAAGGATGCTTGACAATAGGTCCTAAATCTGTTATAATATTACTATGAAACATATAATAATAGCATTTTTAGTATTATGCTTTACTACTACGGTGGGAAATACTAACGAGAATAACATTGTTAATAAGATCACAAATCATATTGGCAATGAAAAAGTAAAAATTATTGAGTATCAAAAGAAAAGTTGGACAGAAGCGAAAGAGCAAACTGCTAAAAACTTTGCAACGATTAAATCTTGGTTTGTTAAGAATTAGTCTTATAAATAATACTATACGAAACATACAGATACAACAATATACAATTAACATACAAAGGAAATATATATGAATACAAGTATAGCGGCCTTAAAAAGGTCAAAGTCAAACCTAGATACCCTAGTCAGCGAACTTAATAAAGTTGCTGAACCTCAAAAACAAAAGAACTCATATGCTGATGACAGATTCTGGAAACCAGAATTAGATAAGTCAGGTAATGGCTATGCAGTTTTTAGATTTCTACCAGCAGTCAAAGGTGAAGATTTACCTTGGGCGAGATTATGGTCTCATGCCTTTCAAGGACCTGGTGGTTGGTATATCGAAAACAGTTTAACAACACTTAATAAAAAAGATCCAGTTAGTGAATCAAATAGTTTACTATGGAATTCTGGCGTTGAAGCAGACAAAGAGATTGCAAGAAAGAGAAAAAGAAAACTATCTTATGTTGCAAACATTCTAGTTGTCAATGACGCTAAACATCCTGAGAACGAAGGTCAAATTAAGTTGTTTAAATTCGGTAAGAAAATCTTTGATAAGATTACTGAAGCGATGAAACCTGAATTTGAAGATGAGAAACCTATTAACCCATTTGATTTTTGGGAAGGTGCTAACTTCAAATTAAAAATCAGAAAAGTTGATGGTTACTGGAACTATGATAAGTCAGAATTTGATAGTCCTACAGCAATCAAAGACAATGATGACGCAATACAACAAGTTTGGGATAAACAATATGCCCTTAAACCATTTCTTGCACCTGAAAACTTTAAATCATATGATGAGCTTAAGGCGAAACTAGATAAAGTTTTAAGTGGTACAAGAAGTACTGGAACTGCTGAAGATGTGACGATCCCACCTGTCACAAATGTAGCACCAGTCAAAACAGAAACAGTTGATAATACATCTTCAACACCGATTACAGATGAGGATAGTGATGAAACACTATCTTACTTTAGTAAGTTGGCAGAGGAAGAGTAAAATCTCTCCACCTGTTTCTTTATAGAGGTAGGATGTAATGTCCTACCTCGTTATATTATAAATAAACATACTACATGATGAAAGAGTTTGAGATATCAAATCAAATAAAGGAGACTTTATATGGAAATTATAGAGAAAATAAAGTCATGGTCTAG